CAGCTCCACCTTCGCTCTCCTCTCCATCCCAAAGCCTCCTGCCTCTTCAGCAGGATGCTCCCGCTAGCTGGGGGTGGGCCAATTCAGAGCATCGAAGTGGGCCATTTCAGAGTATCGAAATCAACCTTTCAGGTTTGGCGTATCGAAGGCGTCCATCGTGAAGCAATTCCATAAGCATCGCGCACTATTGAATGCATCGAAGAAAGCCCCCGACGGTACGGTCGGGTTACCCGCCATGACAATATGAACGACGCCGCCCGCCATGACGCCGGCGATGGCGTCCCAGATCCCGCTCTCGATGCCGGGCGCTTCGTCGGCAAGAATCAGTACGTGCTTGCCATGATATCCCTGAAAGTTTTCGGCTTGATTGGTCGAGAACCCGAAGGCGAAATTGTCATCGCCGCGGAACTTGAGGTCGGTCTTGTGGGGTTCTGGAAATTTGACTCGCGCGTGAGCGACCAGCAGGCGGATCTCGTTCCACAGCTGGGTTATCACTTGGCGCTGGGTGGGCGAAGTGGTCAGCACGATACCGTCTCTATACCGGGCTAGCCACCACAGAGTTGCGACTGCCAACGTGAAGGTCTTGCCGACGCCGTGACAGGCTTTCACGGCGGTTCTAAGGTTACTCTTGATCGAATTCAAAATCTCGACTTCCCTATCCCAAAGATGCAGGCCGAGCATATGTTCCGCGAAGAGAGCGGGCTGACGCACGGTCTCTCTTACAAATTCTTTCTGTTCGGGTGACAAATCCTGATTATTCTTTGTGTTCATCGTCGTTCTCCTCTATGGGTCCAACCGCTTCAAGCAACTGAACAAGCGTCAATGGCTTCCCATCCTTGCCCGTCAGCTCGTGTTTCTGCGGAGCCGCATAGCCTTGAATTTTTGCCGTGTGGCTCAGCACCTTAACTCCAACCTCAATTGCACGCGGATTGCCCTTGCGAATTCCTGGTTGAAGCCCCATCCACATTTCCTCGGTGCGCGCATGGTCGAGCTTCCTTAGTGCTTCGACAGCCAGTGTCGGCTCTCGAGCAATAGCCTTGGTAAACGCCCTATGACAGCCTTGTCGTGAAATCGTATAGTTTGCTGGAAAGGTAACGCCTTCGGGAATCTCGACAACGCATTGAGCCTGTCCGCGACCCACGCGAGTGATCTGTTCAGCGATTGATTCGAACGACAAACCCATGCGCTTAAGATGAATAGTTTCCGCCTCAACCCATCGAGCCCTCTGCACTGCTTCTGACACCATCACAGCCTTCCTCGTACTCCGCCACGTTCCATCCGCATTGCGTTTCATGGTTTACCTATCAGCTTAGGTTCCAGCCCAATCATCGAGAGCCGTTCGAGTTGGACAGCCACGTACCCAGGATCGAGCTCGCAGCCATAACCGATTCGTCCCAGTTGATGTGCAGCTACGATGGTCGACCCACTACCCGCGAATGGATCGTAGACCAGCTCGCCGGCTCGACTGCTGTTCGCGAGCATCTTGGCGATCAGCTCGACCGGTTTAGTGGTCGGATGCAGATCGCTGACCATGGGCCGATCGATCTCGAACACCGAATCGAGTGTGCGATCCTCGACAAAATAGTGCGGACCGTTCTCGAGCCATCCGTACAGAATCGGCTCGTGACGGTAATGATAGTCGGCACGTCCCATCACGAACGTGTCCTTCAGCCAAATCAGGCAGTGCCGGAAGCTAAAACCACCATCCTCGAGACCCTGGATGAAGTATTTCAGGTAGACGCTCGGTACCGTCGCATAGACCGCGGCGCCGGGAATCGCGTGTTCGCGTGCGAAACCAAGTGCGGTGGCAAACAACTTCTGGAGCTCAGCAGGTTTGAGCGAGTCGTTCTCGATTGGCCGCCGGCCTGGACCGCCTCTCTGCTCGTTGACCCAATTAGTCTTCTCGCCGTAGCTGACCCCATAGGGTGGGTCGGTCCAGATCGTACGTAGGGGAGGACTGCCGTCCGCCCACAGACGCTCGACGACTGCTTCGTCGCAGCAGTTTCCGGCAATGATCCGGTGCGGCCCAGCCTGCCAGAGCTGACCCAGTTCTGTGCCCCATTTCTCTCGAAGCTCGTCAGCCCGATCGGACGAGACGTGAGCCTCTTTGACCTCGTCGGGATGAAGTACCTCCCACAATCGGTTGCCCGCGGTGTGCTTAAATAGTTCTTCGACGGCAGGACTGTTCGTTCTCACCGTGGCAAGAAGTGCTCTGATGCGTTCCGAATCCGACTCCGCCATCGCCGCGAGCGGGTCAATACTCAAAAGGAGCTTGTCGGCTTCCTCTTCGGTGACGTCGAGGATGAGCACCGGTACTTCCAGGTCGGGCGTCGTTTCAGCTCGCAGATGGCCGTCGATCGTCATCAGTCGTCCGTCGGATAACTCGCGGACGAGCAAGGCGTCGGCATAGCCGATTTCATTCAGCAGTCCGCGCAGGGCATCCCTTTGCGCCTTGGGATGTCTGCGCCAATTTTTAGGATTAGGCAGCAGGCCCTTCGCCTGGACCCGCCGAAATTCCCTGATCCGGTCGCGAATCTGACTCGGATCAACTCTGGCGCTACAATTTGCGGTCTGCGCCGTTCCGAAGGCCGTTTGGTTTCCGCTTTCTGCCGGTTCAAGCTTCCTTGTCATTCCCGCGACCTCCGCTTCCTAAAACTTTGCGTTTTGCGTCGTCTCTTGCATTTTGCGACGAATCATGATTAGATGAATTTCAGATTATGCAAGTGAATCTAGATATATTTGCATAATATGCAAGCTACACACGGATATTATGCACAAAACGTACCACAGAACGGGGAGAACACTATGAAGTCCAAGGAGACGCTAGGGCAGAGGAGGAAGGTGAGCGACGAGGCGGCGTTCCGTTCAGGATTTTCCGAGCGCCTTAAGCGCGCGGCCGAGAACCATGAGATCAGCGACTTGGCGGCAAAAATCGATGTGGCGCCAGCCACGCTCTACAGGTGGCTCAACGCAAAATTCGACCCGAGCCTCCCCAAATTGGCCGAACTCGCCGAGGCTATGGACGTGAATCTCGCTTGGCTAGTGACCGGTGCGGGTCCAATGGGTAGGCGCCAGGCGGTTCGCCACGCTTTGCTCGAAGGCTTCGACCAGCTCCAATTTGAGGATGCCGACGGGAACGGCGAGAAGGCTCCGCTCGCATTCTACGAGCCTTGGCTGGGAAAGCTCCTGTACGGGCCCGCGGAAGAGTCGACCATCTTCGGTCCCATCGACATGAACGCTCCGCTGCTCATCGAGATCCGCGAGGATTCGATGGAGCCGACGTTCTCGCCGGGTGATCTTCTCTTGGTCGACCGATCTTTCGGCACGCGGCCTAAGGAACTTCGACGTGCTCAGAATGACCGACGTTCACCCCACGATGGAGTTTATGCCTTCCGGGCTCGCTCGTCGCAGGGCGGCGCTGAAGAATCAAGCGCTCATTCGATGGTTCGCCGCGTTCAATATCGACTGGACGGAACGATGGTCATACGGTGTGACAATACAAAGTACCCGGAAGAGGTCTATCCTCCGAAAACCCAGAATCGGCCCGTTCCCGTAGGGCGCGTAATCTGGCGCGGCGGTCGGATCTAAGCCATTCCTTGTTGCTGAGCCGATTTGTTCCAGACACCCCGGACCCAGCGAACTGAGATGGACGTGAACGCTCGGACATCGGAGACGTCCTTTGGCATCGAAAGCCTGACACATCAACCAAGCACCCTGTTGGCCGGTATAAAACAATGTTATTTCCTTTGGCTTGTTTGTCAACCACCGCGTTGTCAACCGCCGCTTGGGTGTCAACCGGTTGACGGTCGATAGAGACGGGTTCGCCCCAGACTCCGTCCTCCGCCACCGAGTCCTTATCTCTCGGTATGCTCCGCTCAAATCCCCAAATAGCGCGCGCCGGCGGCCTCTTTTACACATATGTGGTAGCGGAGAAAATCATTTTCCGGTAGGTGACGCGCATTTCGCGGCCAAAATCTCTGTTGGCAAATTTGGCGCGACCGTTTGGGCCGGACGCGGAAAGGAGTTGGGACGAAGGGGTTCGAAAGTCTCTAGCATGCGCTGACTAATTTATTCCGACCGCGCGTTCCTGATCGCTCCAAAGAAGCGGAAGTTCGATCCGTTCGGTGAGAGACTTCGCGGTAAGCTCCGGCGGCTGGCGACCGGTAGCGATGGCCTCAACAATCCTGGGAGCCAGGAACGCCAACCGAATCAACCGCCGGACGTAATTCGGGAGAACCCCTCCACGCTTAGCTATCACTGCAACCGATTCCACTCGACCTGCAAGCAAATCGTCCGCCCACCGGCGTCCCCGAGCGATGGCTTTCATGAGCGCGAGATCAACCAGCGGAGCTGGCGTGCGACTACCAGGGACAACCAGACGCATTTCGAAGCCGCGCCGCCTGATCTGCATCGGGAAGACGCGCGTGACAGTCAACTCAGTGGCGTTCGCACCCTGCTGTTCTTCCGTGATGGAATTCGGCAGCTTGAGCGAAACGCGAATGCCCGTATCGGTGAGTTCCACTCGATCGACCAAGACGTTTAAGGCAGCGCCGACTTCAACTTCCGATTGCAGGCGTTTCATCCAGGCTGCCGCGAGCGAGAATAGGGATGGAAGCCGATGCTCAGCAAAACCGATCGCAAGAGCGGCGTCTGCGATCGCGGCTTCATCGCCAAGTATGGTGTTGGCCGCCGACGCGACGGTACGCTCTATCTCTGGTGCTGGCAAACGCCAACCGCGTCCGCCTGAATTCCGCGTCTCTTTGATGAGGCTGCGCGAGACGTAGTACCGATATCTCCGCCCGCCCTTCACCGCTTGACTCGGCGTCAGGCTCTGGCCGCTTTCGTCGAATATCCTGCCCGTGAGCGGACTTGGGGCTGATTTCCTTGCTCGCGGCGCACGTCCAACCGCGTTGCTTCTAAGCAGCAGCTGCGTCGCGTCCCATAGCTCCCGGTCGACTATCGGTTTGTGCAGACCTGGATGACGGATACCCTTGTGCCGAATCTCGCCGATATAGATGGGATTTGAAAGCAGTTCATAAAGCGCACCACGGAAGAACGGGTTCCCGCCCGACCGTTTTCCATTCTTTGCGACTCGAATTTTGGATCGGATGCCGCGGCGGTTCAGATCTTCCATCAGGAGCCGGACGGAACCGAGTTCCAGGTATCGCCGGAAGATCTCTCGGACCGTCTGTGCCTCGGATTGATTGACCTCGAGACGGCGATCATTCACGTCGTAACCGAGTGGAACCAGACCACCCATCCACATTCCCTTCTGCTTGGAGGCGGCGATCTTGTCGCGGATCCGCTCACCGGTTACCTCGCGCTCGAACTGGGCGAAGGACAGCAGGACGTTGAGCGTCAGGCGTCCCATCGACGTCGTCGTATTGAACTGCTGGGTGACGGCGACGAAAGACACGCCGCGTGCATCGAACACCTCGACCATCTTTGCGAAGTCGGTCAGCGATCGCGTCAGCCGGTCGACCTTATAGACGACCACCACATCGATAAGTCCCTGGTTGATATCGGACAATAGACGCTGCAGTGCCGGCCGCTCCATAGTTCCGCCCGACAGACCGCCGTCATCATAAGCTGTTTTGACCAGACGCCATCCTTCACCGGCTTGGCTTTTGATGAAGGCTTCGCACGCCTCCCGCTGCGCGTGGAGCGAGTTGAAGTCCTGCTCCAGGCCTTCCTCGGACGATTTGCGGGTGTAGATCGCGCAGCGGCGAATCGGTGATTTAGGGTGTTCCATGATTGTTCTCCGTCGCAGGCAATCGCAGTCCAAAGAATCGTGGCCCCGACCAACGACTGCCGGTGATCTCGCGCGCGACTTCCGAGAGCGAACGGTAGTGCTTCCCGTTGAATGAGACTCCGTCGTCGAGCATCGTCACCCGGTGGGCGTTGCCTTGCCATTCGCGAATCAGGACGGTTCCCGATTGGGCCTTCCGAATCTGGGGTTTCTTCGGCGAGCTTCCGGTAGCCGTCTCTTCGACAACGTGCGCGAGCAGGCGTCGGGTCGAGGGCGTGAGACCGCCGAAACCCTTTTCCTGGAGGCGGTAGGCGATCGCCCGAATCAGAAAGGACCGGCCGATTTCCTGGAACGGCGCCCTTCCGTACATGGCTTTCCAGCGCTCGCGGAGTTCGTCGATGCCGAGCTTCCACAGGCTCGCAATTTCCGCGGCGAGAGCCTCACGGTCCAGAACCGGCGCCCACCGCTTCATGATTGTTTCTCTCGATATTTCGCGACTTCCGGCTCGGCATCCAAGCTCATATGTAATCCTCCTCGAGGCGCGCGATTTGCCGCCCCCAATGACACACACATTGCTCGATTCGCGGCATGTAGCCAGTCGTACGCGGCGGAAGACTTCGGGCAATTCCCGCTCTTACCAGGCCTCGTTTTCTCTGCTGCTATTTCGCCGGTCCCATTCGCCTTCCAATCGCCGCGATCGTGCAGACCGTCGATCCGCGCCAATAGCCAGCTTCTCCCTTTCCGCGCGAATGACGTTAGGAAATGGGGGAAATCGCTCGCTTCATGCACGGAACAGAGCGAACATCCCAGCGAGCCCTTACGGCTTAGGAGTTAAAGAGAATGGAACACGCGAAACTGGCGAATGGAAGCGGGCATAAACTACCGATCGGACACTCCCCATCACCGGCCGAGCAGGATCACATGGACGCGGCTCGGTCGGCCAGTAAGAAGGCGGTCCGGAAGGAGGCTGCCCCGAGAAAGGCCAAGCCTGCACGGCCGCTCCGGAAGGAGATGGATAGTAAGTCGAAATCCGAGAAACTGGTTTGCCGCTATTGCGGGAGCGACGACCTAGCTCCGAGTTTCATTCAGCGGCGGGATCGCCGATGCCGCAAGTGTTTTAGTAAACGCTATGGGTCGGCGGCACGGGCAAGGAAGGCGAAGGTCAAGAAATAAGTTTGGCCACGACGTGAGATGAGGGAGGGCTCGAAAGGGCTCGGCCCTTTTTCGTTTAGGGCTTCAATGCCTTTTCCATCGCTCCCTTCTCCTCGGTGCTTCGGAGGGGGGAGCTTCAAATGATGACTACGGGGGGAGATTCACATGCTTGTTGACAGTTCTGGCCATCCAAACTCATAGGGAATTGCGAAGGCACACGCCGACTGACACTATATGCCTCATCACACTTGGTCGTCGTGGGGACGGACCGCCTGCGGGACTGACCAAAGGAGCAAATGTTGGACTTGGAAAGAATAATGGCGGATCTCAAGAAGGAAAGAGAACGGATCGATCGGGCGATTGAAGCGCTCGAAAAGGTAGGGTCGCCGGCGGGCGTTGGCAAGAGGAGCGGCTTCGGTTCGACCGTTTCGAACAAGAAAAAGCGCGGCCTGACACCTGCAGGCAGAAGACGGTTGTCCCTAATGATGAAGAGGCGGTGGGCGGAGCGCCGAAGGAAGGGACTGAAGAAACTCGGCTGACCTTGCGCTGGTACTCCAATCCGAACCCTTTGCGATCATCTTCAACCCCTGCGTCAGGGCGGTCTTGGAGTACGCTTCCAGAGGTTGCGAGTGCGCTTCTGCCGGGCATCGCCATGAAGAGAGGCCACTCTGACCGCCTCAGAATGGGACTCTTATCGAGGGACCGCGGAACTTGCCGGCACACCTTCCTCCGAACTGGATACCTTTTTATCGGCGAGCATCGTCGCATCCGGCACCCCCGGCGGACCGACCGGCCCCTCGAACTTGAGCAGGCGATGCGGTGAATCAGCATCGAAGTATGCGTCGAATGACGGAGTGAAGAAGTACGCCAGGGGTCGTAGCAGCATCGGAATATCGACGCTGGGCTTGAGCTTCGCATGAATCGCGCGCGCGTCATCACCGCCGAGTGCGACCGCAATAATGCCATCGCGGTCAATGGTCAGCTCGGCCACCTGACCCGAAAAATCCATCACATGAAAGCGCGCCTCGCCGGTTGCCCCAGGAAGCAGACGCGGCAGCAGCGCGCCGAGCGTCGTATCCGCTCCGTACAAATCGGCGGGAAGATCCTTCTTTGGATCATCAGGGAAGGCGGCCTTGCGAAAGAACAGCACGTGCTTGCGAACGATCGCGCCGCTCGCCGCGAAGCTGCGATCATCGAGGTAAACCGTCGCCGGCGATGCGCCGTGATCGATCAGCGTGCGGCTCTCGGTCGCGAGCCCATTGCTGAATGCGACATGGGCGACGAGCAGCTCGCCCTGGGGCGTCGGCGCGGTGGAGAGCGTCAGATGACCGGTACGATCTCCCTGCGCCCAGCTGCCTGAGTTGACCGGGATGAGACGCGGCTGCAGGCCGACGGCGTCGGCCTGCGCGAGTTCCGCAGGCATATGGGAATCATTCGCGGCCAACCCGCCAATCGAGGCCAGCTCGGTCGCCGTGTTCTTGTGTAGCTTGCTGGTTGCGGCGCCGAATCCCACCGTCTTGAGCACGTAATAGGGCTCGGCGCGCGTGATCCAAATCGTGAAGTGCGGCTTGATCACCGTCAGAAACAGCGCCGGCACGTGCGGAAAAAGTTTGCTCAAGTCGAGATCGATACGGACCCGCAGCGCTTCGAAGCTGCCTGCCGCAACGGTCAGCTTCTCGTTCCCTTCGGGACGAAAAATAACTCCGATCAATCCTGAGTCGGACCAAATCCACATCTCGATCTGACCGCCGCGCACCAGCGTCGGCAAATTCAACGCACTCCTGGACACGCAGGAGCCGGGTTGCACGCCCCCAGCAATCGGTCCGGCGAGAAAGGGATAGTACCTGGGATCGAAGGTGTCGAAGTCCGAGCGCTCGAGCTCGCCCGTCGCGCTGCGCATGATCGATCGAAAGGTCGTGGCCGGCCGCGCGAATCCATTGGCGAAGCCGCATTCGCTGACGACTTCGTTTCCGACCAGATAGGTGGTCGCCGTCAGCTCCCACGCACTATGCGCATCCAATATCTGCCAGCTCCGCGACTGTTGCAGCACTTCTCGCGAATCGAGGTCGAGGGTGCGGTAGGTCATCATCTTGCCCGGAATCGATAGCTGCGCGAAGGAGCGCGACGGAAATACGAACACGAATGCGATAAGAAACAGGAGCGACGCGGTTCTCAACGACATAGCGTGTCGGCCGGCTCTGACCAAAGCTTTGCGTACAGTTCGGCGCAAGTGGCGCGTCGCCATTGACTAACAGGGGACTTCGCCAATCGGGTATTCGTGCAGCGCATCGCGATTGCCTTGCCGCAGGCAGATCGCCAAGTATCGCGACTGGACGGGCTAATTCATAGACACGAACCTGGACAGCGGTTCAGAACGCGCCAAATCCGTACGATCAAATCGATCGGGCCATTGCAGTGTGGCGAACAACCCTCGAACGCAGCTTCATCTGGAACACAGACGTGCAGCGTTCCAAAGAGACAAAGTTGAGTTGCTGACTGCCCGCCCGGGAGGCGGACGTTCGAACTCCAAACCTTCCTCCGATGCTCGACGTTACGAAATTCCGCGGTCTGCCTAGCGAACGAAGAAACCGGAGAGTCTCTGAAGAAGAGCCGAATCCAAGGCGAAACAAATTCTCTCCAGCACGGATGCTTTTATTCGGGGTTGGATAGCGCGCCAAACTCGGGTTGAATTCCGCCCCTCCAATCCTGAAGGGTGTGTGTGGCGAATTGCTGATTCTGGGGAAATCAGTAATTCGCCACACACAGGCGTTTGGCCGCTGCGGCATCGCGCAACGCCGACAGCAGGAAGTCGATGGTGGCACCGGTGGAATCGATGGCCCGATAGAGGTAACACCAACGGCCCTGCACTCGAATATAGGTCTCATCGACCCGCCAGGATTTG